GGTTCTTCTACGTGGTCTTTTCCGAGTACCAGTAGGCCAGCCTATATCACATAAGTGATAGTCTAGCTATTGTTCATTTAACCAAGCATTGCATTCAATATCTGCTTAACCTTGTGCAGGGGTGGAAAAGCTTCCGCACTTACATCAAATACTGTGTCAATGGCACTTGAATTAAATGAGCTGGAGCATCTCCTGTAAACTTTGAGATAAGCGCCTGCACCTTGGCCGCCCAATCTCCGTTCTGCTCTGCATCAGCTCCTTGCCACATGGGTCTCTTATTAGTAAGATGTCTGAGTACCTCTGTGCTTCTTCCATCATAGATGTTATAGTAATCATAAGACAAATAATTCATTGCTGCTGGTGTATATTCTAAATCCAAAGCTACTTCTAATTTAAGAGTGATAACAGATGTGTCATCCGTATTATGCAACTCCAACAGATTGAAAACTATACCTGAATTATTTGTATTACTACCCACTGTATCCATATTCTTATCGTTAACGTCCTGTTGATTCCAAGTAACTGAAACTCCTCTTGGCAATTGTTTGTATTCTAATCTTTTGTTATTCATCTTTTTACCTATATTGTTCAAATGATCTTCTGTGAATACTGTAGTTGCAGTATTAGGCATAAGTCCTGTGCTCATAAGATAAGCATTCATCTCTCCCACAGTATTATCAGTCTTACTGATATTAGTCAAAGTCGCTTCTAAAGACTTGACCATGTACAATGTATACATGTTCTGAGGCAGCTGTGTTTCCACATTAATCAATTGCACTCCTACAGCTCCATTATTAGCACCTGAATCAAGAGCTGCACCATTCCATAACTGAGCCAACCCTTGAGTAGCAGTCAGCCACTGAGGCCTGATCTGAATTTGTGCATAACCAATAGAATTTGTAGCAAAATACGCTACAAAATGAAATTTATTCTTAGCCGTCTTTTTATTTAAATCAGTTGATCCATCATTCTTAGTATTTGTAGTGTCCAAATAGTTGACTAAATCCTTAGCCAAAGCTTCTGATTGATTACCATCATCGTGAAGATAATTATCAATCTTCTTAAGAGCTCTTGCAACAGATCTAAGCTTCTTAACTTTTCTAGTAATGGGTTTAACACGTATAAATCTTTTGGCTGTTTTTCTAGGTCTGGTGACCATTCCGTATAATCCGAGTTTTCTATTTAATAAAGACCGTATAAACGTATATTTATTTCTGTTGGGCCCCTTCAAGGTCTTGGAGCCACCACCTACCAACTTTTTATATACTAATACCGGATCTCCTCCACAATAATCCAACAATTTTAACTGCTGTCTGTCAGGATGAACAGCCATTATCCTATCATCATATTCATGCTTTGTGTCTTCAACTGCATTGTATTCTTTTACATAGTATCGTTTATTAGGCGCCACTCCTTCGAACTTGTAATCTATCATACTTTTATATTGAGGCCAATCACCATATAAAGCCTCTAATTGCCAACGCACACCTGACAAATACTGATGCTCCGTCATCTTAGGACCCACTTTTGTGGTTATATCACCGGTAACACATAATCTTCTACACTGTCGGGTTACATAACATCCCCATGGTGCTATAAATCCACATTTTGAAAGGAAGTTGATGACCGTCGCCCCACTCTTGAAAGGGGTGCTGACTCGCAAATCTTTCGCTAACTGACCATATCCATGCACTACACCTTCTGTATATGCATAATACCTTGCGTGCACGTCCAAAAACTGCTGCACCTTATCGCTCTCTATCAACATTTTTGTATCATCCCCTGATTGATATATAAAATAATCCAACTTATACACTAGCCCCGCATCTTTTGCTATCTTATGCACTAGAGAAGTAATTCTCACCGTGTTAAACAAGGAGGTTTTGAATGGGTCCCCCGAATACACTGACCTGTCAAGACTTGCGCTCAGTATTTCTATACGATTTGAACCTCTTAAGTTAACCGGTAACCAATGATTTGGAAAATACAACTTTACTATTTTCGAGGGTTGTAGAGCTGACCGCAAGATCTCTCTACTCTGGAACACACTTCTCCCAGTCCTTGCGCACAAGGTGGGTAGAGTTTTCTCCAATATAGCCGAATCAACATGTTTTAGAAAGTGTTCATGTTGGTGAGCATCATGATTACCCCCATCCCAATCCACCGCCACTGGATTCCTCATTTTCAAAGCATCCTCATGCAATCTTTTCTCCAATTGCTCATTCGTCCATCCCAATACCATTGACTCCCCATACAAAGGTGTTTTCTTAAAAGCAGCCATCAACAACCAACTATAATACCCCAGGACTGCTTTTACCTGAAAACTAGGATTAAATATATTCCTAGCCTTGAAATTATCCGGATTATCCGTTTTCTTGACCTGTTTTTCATCAGGCTTGACTACTATTTGCAATCTGGTCGGAATTTTACAATTCTCTAAAAAACTCTCCCATCCTTGCTTATATGACTCCTTTTTCCTGCTATCTACCTTAGCCAAGTACTCCTCAAATGTGGGCAGATCTGTCGTCTTCACTGCTTCATCCAATTGCTCATATAACTTCTGTTCTTTAAACAAGCTCTCCCAATCAACATCAAACGCTCTCCATACTTTTGGAGTGGCATGTCTTATAAGGAATCCGTGCAAACCGTTCAAGACATCACTGCTAGGGAACCTTGCCGCCAATGCTTTTAACAAAGGATCATGCACGCTTCTGCCTACAAACTCAGCTTTTTGATCTGCAGGCACGGGTTTATCCCAATGTTTTATAAATCCGGCATAATCTGTCTTCTCGTATTTTGTTTTATAAAATTCTAACTTACTCACGTTGGAAAAACTCCTAGGGTCCGCCTGGTATAACGCTTGTTTCTTCTCGTCTGATATAGGTGCTACAGGCACATATTTCCCGTAAAACATTGCCTTCTCCATAGGCCTCGTCATTATTTCTCTAGTTTCATGTCCAGATCCTCCTACTTTCTTTGCCCCCATGACTCTATCTAATATATCTGGAACGTCTGCAATAAACTTGGATAATATCCTTGTTACATCCTCTTGACTAATTAATCCTTGTTCATATCCACTCTTGAGAACCTTTAATGCCTGATCAACCACTTCTGTCCCGGGGAATGGTCCCACTAGTGATCCTAACATGTTCTTCGCCTCTGCAGTTCGCTCTCTAATGGCTGTAAGATCTATCGAAATAGATTTCTCTAACATCCTAGGCACTTCCACTAAGAGATCCTTCACTACACTGTGTAATTGATCACTCTTCACCAAGCCCTTACTCCATAATTCTTTAACTGACTCAATAGCCACTTCTTTAGACATCAAATCTATTCTCATTCTCCATAGGGTTAGATCTCTATAGCTCCTCAGTATTTTGCCTATAGTATAACGCATGACCTTCGCCATACCCCAAGTCAATCCCAACCCCGTTAGTGCTGCCAAGCCCACTGCTGTCCACACTCTACCTTGCTTTGTCTTCGCAAAATTAGAACCTCCTGTCCACCCTACTAAGAAAGGATGATTGAATACAACATCTAATCCTTGTGCTGTAACATGTATTACATTACATATACCTTTCGCCGCCATTGCACCGATACTGCGTCTCATTTCTTTCCAAGGGGAAGAATGAGCCACAAGTGATCTATTCTTATGATTCACATAGACGCTCTCTAATATCAAACTCGTCATCTGACTTGATATGTGTCTCGGATTATTGGCTATTACATTAGCATAACCTGTGCAAGCCCTAATCAAGTTATCATAGTCCCCCGTCTTAACTAACTTATCTGTTGAACTCATCGTCAGGAAATCCTTGATAGACCTATCATCTTTACAATTTTTGAAATCATTAATTTCCAAATCACTATACCTCATTAACAACCTTTTGTTTATCACATCCTCCCAACAATCCTCGGGTATCAGATCATTTATGGTTGCCACCACTTGGAGTTCGTTAGGATCACCACTTTTTGTTACATACCACATAGTCACACTTAGTTCTGGATTCACGTCCACTCTATGTACTACATCAAATCGCCAGCCATCGTATACAACATAAGATTTCCTAAATCCTAATTCTGTCAATTCTCTCATGAAATGACTCCTTAATCCACCTATCCTATTTGGGTGCTTGAATTCTATACGTCTTCTCTCCTGAGGTGTAAAACAGACTTGGAGTTCTCTCCTCAACCCGAAAACACTGGTCCCCATAAATGTTGGATCCAACTCCATAGTCACTAAATAGCTGCCGCTGACCAATCCAGTTGTACTCGCTGTCGGCCCATGATATCCGAACACCGATATAAAAGGAGTAGTTGCTGACGATATACTAGTCATCCTCATCCTCTGTTGAGGGGTAGTTAACCATGTCAACGTATTAGGGTGATATTTTAACCCTGCCCAGGATGTCAAATATTCGATTAAT